TTTAAAAGATTGTTATGCTATGGTATCTTTTCATTCTATGTGTGCTGTACATGCCGTTATGAATGGCATACCTAGTTTTTGTAGTGAACACTCACCTGCTTATCCTGTAAGTTTAGGTTTAGATGAACTAGACCAAATTAAAGACCCCTTATATGCTGGCGATAGAGAAGATTGGGTAAAATCTTTAATGTGTGCCCAATTTACAGAGACCGAAATGAAATCGGGTCAAGCATATGGCCATTTGAATGAAGAAAATATATGGTAAAGATATTAGAAAGTTTACAAAAAAGTAAATTACAAGACAATCCTTGGGAACATTTCATCATTGAAAACATCTTAACAGATGAACAAATTGATGAGGTTAGAAACGCTAGTGTAACTAGAGATGGAGTTTTGCATGATGGTACAAGGTCAGGTTATGTAAAAGGTGTTGAGAAACAAAACCATAAACTAAGAGAATATATTACAAAGGATAATTATCAAAAGTATCCTGAACTCACAAAACTTATTAATGATTTGCGAAGTGTACCTGTAAGGAAACATATTGCTAAGATGGTTGGTAATGAAGATGGTTTTGAAGGTTCATTTGTAAGATTAGAAGTATTGAATGATGTAGAAGGATTTTGGTTGAAACCTCATTGTGATATACCAGAGAAACTAATATCAAGCTTAATTTATGTAAACAAAACAGGCGAAAATATTAACTTAGGCACAGATTTATATAGCGAAGATTTAGAGTTGATAAAAACTGTACCATTTTGGAATAATTATGGATATATATTTCATGGACCTAACAAATGGCATGGTATGAATAAAGGTAAAAATATTAAAATAGAACGAAGAGGCATACAATTAAATTATGTTACTTTTCAAACAGATTGGCCAGTACATGAAGATTAAGGAGATAAAATGAACGAACAAGAACTATTAAGTGAGATTAAACGATTAGAAGGTGAATATATGCAACCTCAATCTTTTAAACAATATAAAAACTACTGGCTGCCAGAAAGTGTGGTCAAAGATAGTACAAATGTATTATCATTAGGTGTACATAGAGATGTGGGTTGGGAACAGGCCATGTTAAAAGACAATCCTGATATGAATATACATTTATATGACCCTACACCAGATAGTGTGAAACTATTTGAAACAAACTTTCCTGGTAAAGACAAGATGACATTTCATCAACTAGCATATGCTGGTGAGAATGGCAGTATGAACTTTTATTATGATAGAAGTGACTTATCAAAATGTTATTCACTTATACCACTACCACAGTTTGGTGAAAACCCAGCACATATCACAGTAGAAACAAAAAATCTACAAACGATTATGGCTGATGATATGCCACAACCTGATATTATCAAAGCAGATATTGAGGGTGTATGGTGGGATTTCTGTAGAGAGATTATTGACCAAGATGTACAATTCAAAGCATTTCTAATTGAGTTCGAAGTTAAGTTAATTGACAACGAAGAAAGTTTGAAACAATATGAAGACTTGTTAAAAGAGTTTAAAAATGGTCCTTATGAGATTTATTTAAATAGACCAAGAAACAAGTGTTTATCTGAAGCAGTTATTATAAGAGCAAATTAATGAAAAAAGTCTTTGATTGGTGGTTACCTGATAGTGATAAACATATATCAGAGAAGTTAGAAGAACAATCTGTTATTAATAGAGGTTATGATTATCAAACACAACAAAGAGATTATGCATTATCATTTTCTTTAAAATATGCAAGTAGAAGTAAAGTAGCTATTGATATTGGTGGTCATATTGGTTTATGGTCTGTTGATATGGCAAATCATTTTAAAGAACTTATCATTTTTGAACCTGTCAGAGAAAATAAAGAATGTTTAATTAATAATATGGCCGATAGAGGTATTACTAATTATAGACTTCATACTTGTGCTTTAGGTTCAAAGAGTGGTACTATAAAACTAAACACAAATGATGATAACTCAGGTAATCCTTTTGTAGATTTAAAAAATGGTACCGAAGAGGTGCAGATAAAAACACTTGACATGTTTGGTTATTCAAGAGTTGATTTTATTAAAATAGATGTAGAGGGTTTTGAGTTAGAAGTTTTAAAAGGTGGTGAACACACAATTAAGGCATGTAAACCTATCATTATACTAGAAACTAAAGACAAACACTATCTAAGATATGGTACAAACTTTAGAGAAATCAAAGCATGGTTAGAAGATAGAAATTATAAGATTGAAAATGTGATTAATTCAGAGGCAATTTTTGTCGATAAGAAGTTACCAACTAGAACATATTTTGCGAGTAAAGATGAACATTAAAACTATTACAACTTACAATAATAAATTATATAAAGAATATGCTTATAGGTTTAAAGAGACCTATAACTGGCCATTTCCTTTGAAAATCTACAATGAAGATGAATGTATGATGAAAGTCTTACCAGAATTAAAAGAGTTTGTAGAACGAAACAAAGATAGACAACCATACTCAGACTACAGAGTAAAAGGTAAAGAGTTTCTTACAGATGGTGTCCGTTTTAGTTACAAAGTATATGCATATTGTCATGCCATTATAAACGAAGATGTTGATGGTATAATTTGTATTGACGCTGATAGTGTATTTCATAAACCAATTGATGAAGATTGGATTAAGAAACATATACATAGAGATGATTGTATGATGACATACCTAGGCAGAGGTGACCATTATAGTGAATGTGGTTTCTTATACTTTAATTTAAAACATCCAGTTATTCAATCGTATGCACACAGAATGAAATCATTGTATGATACAGACGGCATATATGACCTTAAAGAACAACATGATAGTTTTGTATGGGATTATGTAAGAAAAGAATTTGAGAACAGAGGTACGAGAAATCACAACATTGGTGACGGTAAACCAGGTCATGTTCAAGCAAGGTCAATATTAGGTCCTGTTTATGACCATACAAAAGGTAACAGAAAATTAAAAGGGCGTAGTCCGGAGGCAAGAGTATGATAGATGTTTTTATAGGTTATGATGAGGGCGAAAAGGTTGCCTTTCATATATTGGCTGAGAGTATAAGAAGAAACTCTAGTCAACCAGTTTCAATCACACCATTGTGTTTGAGTAATATACCAGAATTTACAAGAGAGAAACAAGAAAACCAATCTACAGATTTTGCATTTAGTAGATTTATGGTACCAAGTTTAAGAAAGTATGAAGGTTTTTCTATTTTTATGGACTGTGATATGATGTTTAGAGGAGATATTGCAGAGTTGTGGGAAAAAAGAAACTACATCTATTCTGTTATGTGTTGTAAACATGATTATGAACCTAAACAAGATAAGTTTAGAGGTGCAAAAAACGAAAAGTTTGAAAAGAAAAACTGGTCTAGTATGATGATTATGAATAATAGTCTATGTAATAGATTGACACCTGAGTATGTTAATGAAGCTTCAGGTTTAGACTTACATCAATTTAAATGGTTGCCAAATGAACATGCTATTGGTTCATTAGATTTAGAATGGAACTGGTTAGTTGGTGAATACGACTATAATCCAAACGCAAAGAATGTACATTGGACATTAGGTGGTCCTTATTTTATGGATTATAACGAAAGTGAATATTCAAATGAATGGTTTAATTTATATGCTAACACAATGAAGATAAACCTATAGATGATTATTACACACAAATTACCATGGGATAAATGTCTATCACACCAAATCTGGCCAGCAATAGAAAAAGGTTGGAAAGATGAGGGTAAAGAAGTACATTTTTTCTGGGGATTAGCAGGACATAATATATCTCAAATCAGAGATTGTATAGAAAAAAACATTGAATGGTGGTATGTTGATGTAGGTTATTTAACTGAACAGATTACAAGATATCCTACACCAATTATTAATGATTATGATAAGACATATTTTAGAATTTGCAAAGGCAATCTTCACACTATAAAAATGCATGGTGTGTCACCTGATAGATTTAATATATTAGAGAAACAAGGTATAGATGTAGAGTTTAAAGGTTGGAGAGATAGTGGTGATTATATATTATTATGTCCTTCATCTCCTACTGTTACCATGCATATAAACGCTATCTCACAAGAAGAATGGATTAACCAAGTTAGTGCAGAGATAAAAACATATACTGATATGCCAATTAAACTAAGAAATAAACCAAGACCTGGAAACGAATGGTGGAATACTGATATAAAAGATGATTTGAAAAACGCAAATTGTGTGGTCACAAATATGTCATTATCAGCAGTAGATGGTTTACTAAATATGACACCAGCATTTACTCATCAAAGACATGTTGCTTCATTTGTGACAAGTCGTAAAATTAATAAGGTTGAAAAACCTTTTAAACCTGGACGGAAGACGGTGCAAGAATGGCTAAACATGATAGCAAATCACCAGTTTACAATACAAGAAATAGAAGATGGCTTGGCTTTCGATATTTTAAAGGTGCAGTACCAGAACGCTGGCTAGGATTTGCATTGGCAATGGCCTCTGTTTTTATCCTATCAAGTGCTAATGTTTCTACTCAATGGGTTGGTTGGCTCTTTAGTGCTATTGCATGTGTAATGTGGGTCTACTTTGGTTATAAAGACAGAGATTGGCCTAGAGCTTTGATGGAACTTATGTATTTAATTTTTAGTATGAGGGCAATGTACAATTGGTTAGTGATATGAAATATAATTTTGTTTGTGTTTGTTATGGTGATAAGTATGCCGTAGAGTATGTACAAAAACTCTACAATATGGTGAAAAGAAACACCACACTCCCTATAAACTTTGTTGTATTCACCGACCATGTTAAAATGCATAAGATGGTTGAAGGTGATATTGATATAAGAAAGTTTCCCGAAAACGATTTACAAGGTTGGTGGAATAAACTACAACTATTTCATCCAGAAACATATTTACCAGGTATTACATTATACATGGACTTAGATGTTGTTATCACAGGCAACATAGACTGTTTTTACAGTCACGAAAGACAATCAGATTTTTGTGGTATGAATGATTTTAATCCACAAAGTGGTGTTTGGAACTCTAGTATTATGAAATTCAAACAGAACACCCTTCACGGTCGAATTTGGCATAAATTCATGTCCAATAGACCAGAATACCTAAGAAAATTTCCAGGCGACCAGAACCTCATATCAGACTTTCTATTAAATACACCAGGTACTTCATCTTTTCCTGATTCGTGGACACAATCATATAAATGGTATGACCGAAGTGGTACTAGATACTCTAAACAAGACTGGACATATGAACATAATGGCGAATCGTTGGTAACCGTGTTTCACGGACAGCCAAATCCACACGAATCCGACATGGAATGGATAAAAAATGCTTGGAAATAACAAGTATTTTGTGTCGCAGCTCTAAAACCCTTACCAGGTAACAAAAAAAACTTTAAAAAAAGCGAAATAACGCTTGCTTTCTGTGTGGAAACCTGTATAATGGACACATAATGAAAACAAAGGACAATACACTATGACTAAAAAAAACAACTACTTTAATACAATCAATAAAATTGATAGTAAATTATATGAAATCAATAAAATTATCAAAGATTATGATTCGTCTATTGTGACACACGATTTATTAAATGATGTTATAGATATGATTGAAAAAAATATATCATTTCAGAAAAAATACAAAGACTTCAAATTTGAAAGATATAGTTTAATATCAAATAACATATAATTAAGAAAGAAAAACACTATGATACACTATAATATAAAACTTGATTTAGAGTTAGATAATAAAGACTATTATTATCATGTAAAAAAGAATAAGAATGGTCACCTTGTAAGACAAAAAATCTATAAAAAGAGTAAAGACGCAATCTTTAAAACTACTGACCTGTCTGTTGCGAATAATATGACAAGTGAAATTGACCTTGATAGTATCGTTGCAAAAAATCAGATAAAAGAGAAAATCACCCAAGCTCTTACTTATTTAACACCTAAAGAAGAAAGAGTCATAAGAATGAGATTTGGTATTGGTTTGAATACTGACTATACCTTAGAAGAAGTTGGTCTAGTGTTTAGTGTAACAAGAGAGCGTATAGTGCAAATTGAAGCAAAAGCATTAAGAAAGTTGAAACACCCTAATAGAACAAAACATTTAAAAGAACTGTTAGTTGCATAGATGATTAAAACCAGTACAAAACCAGAACAAAATAATTCAAAAAAAGTGAAAATAAAGCTTGCTTTCTGTGTGGAAACCTGTATAATGGACACATAATGATTAGAGATTACAACACAAAGAAACAAAAAGTTTTGTCAGAAAGACTTAAAAAAAGAGTTGCCAAAGCGAAAAAAGTATGTTATAGTATAGACAATAACATGCTAAATTTATTATTAATAACACTAACAAAGGAAACACACTATGTCAAAAACTAAAAACTACTATTGGGACGAAGCAGAAAAAGCTGTTGATAAAATTATCAGCAATCTTAAAAACCAACTGATTACTGAATCAACTGCTATTAAAGAAATCTTAGATGTTGAAGCAGTAGCTCTAGTAGGTATAGACGAATTCAATGTTGAAGAATTTATCGAAAGCGAATTAGCCTAACACTAACAAAGGACACTATATGACTACACTATCACAACAAGCACTATCAAACATTGATGATTACAATCAGTTAAGACAAGACGAAATTGACTTGGTTAATCATATCAAAGCAATTAACGAAAAGTCTAAACAAGAGATGATTGACAATCCTTCTTGGCATATTGGTATGATGGTAGAAAGTTACCAACATTGGTTAGATATTGATGTAACGAACATTAAACAGTTTGAAAGATACCTTGATGAAACAACTTTGTATGAGGCAGTTTCAATTGCTACTACGAAATCTTATGCAAGAACTGTATTATCAGAATCGCATAGCTGGTCAGATGAATACATGGCCGAACAAATTTCTCAATGGTCTAAGTCTGCTGATGATGAAATTGCTTACGAAAAAAAGATAGAAGAAGAGAATTTAGATAACTTTTGGAAGTCTATAGAAAAAAATATCAAACTTGGTGCTTCAGACAAGAAAACTGCCATTGATTGGCACTTAGCTGCTGAAGGCCTTGATAAAGAAAGAGACCCAAAATATATCAACTATAGTCTAGGTATCAGTTATGATTCTGTAGACTTTAGCGAACATGTGAAACAATTAAATTAACAAAAGGATTATATTATGATAATAAATGTAGGTGATAAAATACAAGATAAGAAAGGTAGAGAAGGTACTATAACTAATATTGGTATCGCTACTGAAATGACAGATGTAGCTGCTGAGAGTGATAACTCTTTAAATGCTCAAACTTATGACACACTTCTAAATTATACTGGTGCCATAACATTTGGCTCTAACTGGTGCTACTTTGAACAAATAGAAAAAGTATTAGAAAGTATAGAAAAAGAAGAATCAGCAACTGATTGGTTAGATAGTGAATAATACACCAAACGAGTGGGAACAAGGCGTGATAGATAATGCTGTTGAGTATTCAATCATGGAGTGGAGGTCGCTGAATAGAAGTACCAAGACTATGGTAAAGACATATACAGAGGCCAAAGAGTTGTTTAAAGAAACTATTAAAACACATAGACAAACTTTAGCCTATGCTGTTGATAAGAACGGTAGATTTGCCAATCTTAATCACTTACCAGAATTTAAATCAGGAGGAATAAATGAGTAATCAAAGACCAGGTAAATATCAAAGTAAACCTGACACTATGTCTAATGAAATGGGTGTACTAAAATTCTTTAAATTGGCAGCTGAAGAATTAAAAAAAGAAGGTAAAGAAGACGAAGCCTTTTATTTTGAACAAACTGTTGATTGGTTGCAAAGAGGAAATAGCTTGCCAAAAGACAATAAATCTGTTATAATGTGTCTAGGAATTTAACGAAAAGGAAATATATAATGAAATACAATGAAGATAAAATACTAAAAGAAATTGGTACCTACATTCAAGGTACTTATGGTCAACACTATGCTCAAGTTAAAGAGGGTGTTCAAGTACAAGACTTATTAAGGTCTTGTGGTATAGACAAAGATTTTTGTCAGGCCAATGCAATTAAATATCTTGCAAGGTTTGGTAAGAAAGATGGTAGGAATAGAAAAGACCTGTTAAAAGCAGTACACTATGTTGTACTATTAATGAACTCGGAAGACCAATCTAATGGAGATAAAAAATGATTGATATACTAAATCATATTGATGATATTGTAAAGATTCGTAAGCTAATTATATTAGGTGCAACAGACGAATCAATCAAAGCTTGTGATGTAAGTATAGCCCACAATAAGAAAAAAATGGATGAATTTGAGAAATGGGCTGAAGAAGAGAGTAAAAAAGAACTTTGATTCGAAAATTAAAGACAAAACCTATACAAATAAGATAATGTTCTGGTTTTGTTCTTTTAAAAGTGTTGATACTATTAAGTTTTTAACGCTTGACTTTCACATTAAAGTATGGTAGAATATACAGATAAACTAACACTAACAAAAGGACTATATGACTTTTAAATATGACAAAGAAAATCTTTTCAAAGAATTTGCAGTTGCAAAAACTAAAGACATTGCATTGTCAAAAAAGAAAACACTAGACGATAAAGAAAATGACTATTTCACTAATAGAATTATATTCTGTGATGAACATGTTAAATTACAACAAAAACATCCAAAGTATTATGACTTAGTTGATGTTAAATTTGATAAACTAAAGTCGGCGTATCAAACTGTAAATCCTAGAGATACTTTCTATAGAATAGGTTTTGGTAAATCATTTGCAGAAACAATGGCACAACAAGAACCAATCTCAGTAAACGACTAATGGCTAAATTTATGATAGTCGTAGATTACGACCCGGAAAACATTGAAGTAAATTCAATAAAAATAAATGGTGGTTTTGTACAACCATCTTTAGAAATGTACGATTTGTTATCAGATGTGCAAAATTTGTTAAACGAAGAAGTAGAAGGTAACATTAAAGGGTACTATAAAAAAATAAAACCTAAAAAGAAGGCGGCCGCTTAATATGCCAATTATCTACACACATAATTCAAGTGGTGTAATTCGTAGGTTAAAGAATAAAAAACCTACGAAGGCATATCAACTAGCTTTGACCAAACATATTAAGTGGTTAAAGTCAAAAGGTTTTAATGTAGATGACAATGGCAATATACAATTGACAAGTAGTGGCAATTATGGTATTAATATAGTAGAGAGAACAATGAAACAACCAGAACATCAATGTTCTAATAGGATTGTTGAAGGTGGTACAAAACCTGATAATTCTTGGAAGATAGAAGCAAGTAAAAACTTTACTATCGTACCGGCATATAATAAAGGTCCTTATATGGTGGTGAATAAGAGTGACCTAAAAACAGCAGGGAGAAAAATATGATGAATATAAATCTAAAATACTCAAACAATGTTGAAAGTGATTATAAAAAACTTTCAAATGGTAGAAAATCTTATATAATAGGTAGGGCAGATAAAAATAAATTGTCTGTTGCTGATTATTTAACAAAGAAGTATGGAGGTAAATAATATGAGAACAATGATGATGATAACCATTGCTGTCTTAATGACTATGACAATGGCAAAGAGTGATGAAACAATTGATACAAAAGTAAAAAACTATATTGTTAAAGAATGGACAGATACCAAAGAGTTTCAAAAGGCTTCATGGCAAAAAGGTAAA